CTACTAGGGAAGCACTGGTTATCGAACTGGATAACAATGGGAAGATATCAGACGAAGACTTCTCAGAGTGTAGTAAGATCATTGGTGATCTCGTTATTGAAGAAGAGGTTGATAAAGAATGGCTGATTGAGAAGACCGAAAAGTTCTGTCAAGAGAAAGCTATCTATAATGCAATCATGCAGTCGATATCAATTATTGAAGGAGACGAGAAAAGCGAGAAGGGAGAAATTCCTGAGTTACTTTCTGATGCGCTGTCTGTCTCTTTTGATCCTAGCGTTGGTCATGACTTTCTGGACGACAGTGATGATCGTTGGGACTTTTATCATCGCGTTGAAGAGCGTATTCCATTCGACATTGAATACCTTAACAAGATTACTAAAGGTGGTCTTCCAAAGAAATCACTAAACATCATCCTTGCAGGAACAGGTGTCGGTAAATCACTTGCGATGTGTCATATGGCGTCTGCTAACCTTCTAGACGGTAAGAACGTCCTGTACATCACTATGGAGATGGCCGAGGAAAAGATAGCAGAACGCATCGACTCAAATCTACTCAATGTGACACTGGATGATCTAGCAAACCTGTCTAAAGAGATGTATGACAAGAAGATCGCACGAGTACGAGGTAAGACTTCTGGTAAGCTGATTGTCAAGGAATATCCAACAGCATCCGCGCACACAGGACACTTTCGACATCTGCTCAACGAACTAAGACTTAAACGCTCGTTTACACCAGACATCATTTATATCGACTACCTAAATATCTGCATGTCGTCGCGGATCAAGTCTGGTGCTAATGTCAACTCATACACACTGATCAAAGCGATTGCAGAAGAACTGAGAGGACTTGCAGTAGAAAGAGTGGTTCCTATTGTATCAGCAACACAGACAACACGCTCAGGCTTTACAAACAGCGACGTTGATCTGACAGATACATCAGAGTCATTCGGACTACCAGCAACAGCAGACTTCATGATGGCTCTCATCAGTACAGAAGAACTACAAGACTTGAATCAGATCATGATCAAACAATTGAAGAATCGATACAATGATCCCACAGTATATAAACGATTTGTGGTTGGTGTGGATCGATCAAAGATGCGTCTGTATGATGTGGAACAAACTGCTCAAGGTGATGTACTAGACGGACCTATCATGGATAATACAGATTTCGGTGAAAGAAGCACAGAGGAAGATATGATGAAATGGGCTACAAAGACAATGGGTAAGAAAGATTTTAGTGGGTTAAAGGTATAGTAACATGGAAATTCTAGAACTATTCCCTACACCAGTAGGCACAGCGCACATTGGAAGAAATCTAACAATAGATGAATTGAACTTCATAGATTCATTAAATAATGAAAACGATGCAATGTATAATGGGCCAAATGCAGATTACAATAAGATTACCAAAAATATACAGGTCTTGCATGAAGAACCTTTACAGAATCTAAAACATGATCTAGAAGAAATCATACAGGAATACTTCATGCGAGTATGGTGTCCTAAACAAGATGTAAGAGTCTATATCACTACAAGCTGGTTCACATTTACAAGACAGGGTCAAGAACACTTCAAACATAGTCATCCTAATAGTTTCATCTCCGGTACGTTTTATCCTACCTCTTCCGATAACGATACAATCACATACGCGGATGATAATAGAGATGTGCATTACCATTTCGATATTCCACCAGCACAAGAAAATCAGTTTAATTCTAGAATTTACACCGATCCAACTCCACACGGTAGTATCAAAATGTTTCCAGCAAAACTAAAACACCAAGTACTACCAAAAGAAGATAATCATCCTAGAGTATGTTTAGCATTTAACACATGGCTCACAGGTACAATTGGTACAGTAGAGCAGACAACACTACTAACACTATAGAGAGGAAAGAATGATAGAACTAGCATACGCAGGCTTAGTGATATGCTCAATCGTATCTCAAGATATTGATAAGAACAGTCCTGATAAAGAAAGACTATGCGAATACAAATGTCAGGACAAAAGAAAGAATGAAATGGTATGGACAGATGCACAGTATCAATGTCCAAGAACACTTTATGTTGAACCAGAGAACAAGAAGGATGGATAATGAACTACGAAGTAAGACGACACGGTGACAACTTCAAGGTATACGAGATACCCACTAGACAATATGTGTTTAAAAACAACGACCGAATCACCTGCGAATCAGTGTGCGATTCGCTCAATTCTGGCTGTGGATTCGACGGAGAAACACCTAGATTTTTCAGTAACTTAACAATGGCCATTGACATACCTCAAACAGTATAGTATATTGTATTTGTAATTGAGAGGAGGGATTAAGACGCAATCCCGATAGCAACAAAGCGTCACGATTGATAGGGACTTCCGCGATGTTGGGAAGCAACCACTTCAAAGGAACCACCCTTTTCAATCATTCCCACGGTAGCCTACGGGTGGTATGAACCAACTCAATTACACCAGAGAGTGGAGAGGAGCGACAGGGACAGAAGATTAAAGTAGACATTGGTGCTTTCAAGAAGACGCTCTTCAACGAAACCATCACTATCGAAACAATCCGATCTTCCTGCTCTTCACTCTCTTTTTCTTTTTTTGATACAGGGGATAACATGTCACTTTGGATCACGCAAGACACTGTTCTGGGTACGCTGGATCAACGTCCACACGCTACTGCACGATGGATGATGCAACGCGCAGATCATGCATGGGACGGTACTGTTCAAATATGGTCAGACGATACCGATCTCCAGATGCTTTCTTCCCTGCGTGATATGTGGATACGACGCGGTGCTACTGATACTGTTATAACTGATATGGGAGATGCATAGTGCTTCATTGGATGGGTATTCGGGATCATCAGTCACTCTCAGCACAACTTGTCTGGGGTACTCCTGATTTCGTTCACATGCATCATGATCATCGCTCCAGCGGTGACATCGACTGGGATACTGATACTGTTCTTATCGGTGATCACGCTACTGAGCATCCTATTGAGTGGACTCATCAAGATCACGAGTTCTGCTAATGATCTATGTGGACATAAAAAATGCAAAGCAGCGAAAAAAAGAACTTACAAAAAAAGCCGTTTTATTCGCCTTTTCCTGTTCGGCACCGCGCATGAGAAAAGACATAGAAATCGAGATCGTCTTCAGCAGATTGCACGGTGTCTGCGGTTATCAGCACGAAACAGATGATCGCTGCTTTGAAATTGAGTTGAGCAACAAGCTACAGGGCGACAATCTACTCACAGCAATCTTCCACGAGGTTACACACTGTATTCAAGACTTGCGTAAGAGCAAGCACGGCTGGGAACTACCCTACTATGAGCGTCCCTTTGAGATCGAAGCATACGAGCAGCAAGAAATAATTTTAAAAAAGTGGAATAAAATGCATTTTGGCCATTGACATTTTCTGAGAATGTGCTATATTTGTATAGTAAGTTAGTTAAGTGATTCGGCAATGAGAGAGAGGTTCCCAATGGCTTATATCGGACAGAAAGAAAAGAAAGAACTCGCGCCTGCTATTAAAGCTGTTCTTAAGAAGTACAACATGAAGGGCACTATCGGTATCGACAACCATCGGGGATTGAAAGTCAATCTCAAAGAAGGTGTGATCGATTTCGGTGATGTTCATCATCAGGTTAACACTTATCACATTGAGAAGTTCTACGGTACTGGTATCGCCGGTCAGTTCTTGACTGAACTGGTTGCTGCGATGAAAGGTGCTAAGTGGTACGACAACACTGATGCGATGATTGATTACTTTGACATTGCTTACTATATCTACATCAACATCGGTAAGTGGGATCAGGAATACAAGGTTGTGGAGGCTGTATAATGACTGAAGTAACTTTCCTAGAAACTATCGCTGAAAACATGGCTGAGTGTGAAGACCTTTACGAGTTTCGTCTCAACGCGATGCTGCTGAACCGTGAACACGGTGTCATGAAGATGCGTGAGGTTCACAGCATTGCGACTGATATGTGGAATGACTTTTGGCTGGAGTATGTATAATGACTGATGTAGCAAAGATTACAAACGCGCTGATTGACTTCATTACATATGTGGATAACTTCTACAACGCAAAGAGTGGTATCTATCCTATCAAGGGTATGACTGATCTAATGGTCATTGAAGCGGTTCAGAAGTACATCAAAGAGGACGTTAACATCAATGGATACGTCAAAGACTTCTGCGGCGATTCGGTCGATAGGGAGCGGATTCGTGACATTATCCTTGCTGACAACGGACTTGAGTGGTCATAAGTGATTGGTTTCATTGACGAAAAAAAGTTAAAAAAAGGCCATTGACTTAATCCGAAAGCCTGCTATTATATCTGTATAGTGAGAGATCAGAGAGAGGTTTGACATGACACAGACACTTACCACCGCCCAGCTTCGTCGCCAGATTGAAGGTGACGGTGAAGCGATTGCGCGGTTGCTGCGTGTTCTTCCACGTTGGATTGAAGAAGAGGAGCAGCAGTGGTTGCCTGCTACGCCGCGTGTTCTGCGCCGGCTTCGGGCCCATCTGCGGATGGTGACTGAACTTGCTGTAGAGGAGGCTCAATAATGTGGGTAGCTAAGCCAAACTTGAATAACAATACCGCTATGAAAGAATTTGAGAACGTCAAGGATGCTGTTCAGTACCTTGAGGAATATACTGGTATTGAGATGGCCTATGAACGCAACCGTAAGACCAAGCAGATCACTTACGATTGGGAACTGATCGGTAAGCTGTGGCAGACTGTGTAATGAGTTGGCAAGAGTTTGAGATTGATGGAGAATGTGTAATGTCTAAGATGTGGAAACTTCACCAGATTCGTCTGGAAGACAAGTTGGTTGAACTGATCAACAAAGAAGGTTGGAAGTGTCATGTGAAAGCACTTGCTTGGACTGAAGCGCAACTGAAGGGTGATCCGACTATCGGACTGACACACAATTGCTACGAGCATGTAGCGAATGTCATTGCTGATGATCTGGAGCATGTCTTTGAGGTTGGTAACATCGGACCTGAGGATCGTCTTGAGCGTATTCGTGATATGCATAGCATCTCTGTCGGTGATATCGTAGAGACCACAGAAGGCATACGGTTTGTATGTAAAAATATAGGATGGGAGATGATCGATGAATCAGCGACCGCTTAAGCGTAACAAGGCTGTCTTCAACGACAACGGTTCTATGCTGCGACAGGTGATTAACTTTGCAGAAGAAGCAGAAGAACTGCTAGAGAAGCAAGGTGAAGAGGATGCAGCGTTCTACTTTGGACAGTTGAAAGATTGGCTGCGTGACAATCCCTCTAAGGCTTTTTCTGTACCAACACACAAGATTCTGGGAATTTAGTCATGGATTGGCACAAGAGGTACAAAAACTGGGGCTATGATCTGGGTGGTCTGAGTGTTCATAATCCACAATTTTATCGTTGGTATTATCACACTTCAAAGGTTGACGAAAAGCCTCTGTTTGGCAGATACGCAAGAGAAAAGGTTACTCAAGTTGGTTTGGAAGAACTGGACCGTCCAGTTGATATGGAAAATGAACTTGATATGTTTGAACTAAGAGATGCTCTACGGAAAGTTCTTTTGACACTTACTGCTCGTGAAGAGCGTGTTATTCGTGAACGGTTCTTGAACGGAAAGACTTTGGAAGAAGTTGGCCAGACTTTTTCTGTGACTCGTGACCGTATCCGTCAGATACAGAATAAGGCGCTACAGAAACTGCAACGTCCAGCAACGAAAGAACTTTTAGAAGATTTTGGCTAAAAAGTACTTGACATATACGTCTATAATTGCTATATTGTATATGTAAGTTGGTTAGTGATTCGCAAACGAGAGAGAGACACAAATGAA